CGAGAGCGAACCGCCCTTCGCCGCCTTCGTGCCGGCGTCGAGCGAATCCCCGCCCATGTAGCGGCGCCGGTCGTCCGTCAGGTTGATGTAGGCGCGGCGGACGCTGTGATGCATGAACATCACGTCCGTGTTGCCCTCGCCCCGCTGGTCGGCCATGTCGATCGCCCGCTGGATGACGTCCGCCGAGAGGGCGCCCGCCACGTTGATGACGTTCGACTGGAACAGCGGATAGGTCGTGCGGTTGATGCCGTGCAGGGTCGCGACGTACGTGCCGTCGTCCACGAGCCCGCGCAGGCCCATCGGCTCCTTGTTGTAGGAGGTGTCCGACACGTCCGTGAGCCCCGCCTTGTTGGCGCGGACCACGTAGTCGTTGTCGGCGACGTCCGTGTGGACGGCCGAGCCGGTCGTGAACGTCGTACCGGCCGCCGGGACGGTGCTGACCGTCTCGTCCGCCGAGCCGACGATCGCGCCCGTCGCCGGGCGAACGAACGTCACGAGCATGTTCGGGCTGATGAAGCGCGAGCCGTTCGTGGCGCCCGCGACACCACCGGGACCATCCACGGTGACCGTCGTTCCCGTCCCGGGGTCGCCGTTGACGAGGGCGAGGACGCCCTTGCCGTCACCGAAGATCATGCGGGCGCGCTCGGCCTTGATGTCCGTCACGAGGCGGCGCATCTCGCCGTCCATCGCGTTCTCGAACGCCTTGCGGGGGCCGTTCGACGCCACCATGACCTGCTTCGAGAGCTGGATGCGGCCCGAGATGAACCGCATCGGGATCGCGCCGTTCACGTGCTGCTGGCGGCCCGCCTGCGGAATCGCGCCCATCTCGGCGTAGGCACCCACACCCTGGTTGCGGCCGATGTGGAAGTCGGGGATGACCGTCCGCCCGCCCCACTCGTTGGCGTTGCGCTCCTCGAACATGTCGAGGGCGGGGGCGTTGACGCTGAGGAGTTCCTTGACGCCGTTCTCGTAGACGTCCTTGAGTACCGCGTCGTACGTGCTGGTGTCCTGACCGGCCATGCGCTATCTCCCTGCGGCGTCCAGCAGCTTCGAGGCGCGGGACCGGAGCTGGGCCATGTAGCCGCGCTCGTCACCATCCTTGAGCGTCGGCGGGGGCTCCTGACCGGGACCGCCACCCCGCGGTGCGGGCGGCAGATTTCTGACGTTGTTCTTCGTCTGGATGACGGACTGAGCCGCCGGGCGAGAGAGCTGGGCGAGGAAGTCGGGCTTGATCGCGTTGAAGGCGTCCTGAATCACTGACAGGTCGCCTTGCAGGTAGCGTTCGCGCCCGCCGTCCATCTCCGCGATCTCGGCGGCGACGAGGTTTTCGATCCGGCGCACGAACCGCGCGTCGGTCGGAAGGTTCTCGGACTTCACGAGGGCCGCGATGCTGTCCCGGCCCTGTCGGTGGAGGGCCTGTTCCTGCCGCTCCTGAAGGGACTGCACGCCGTGGGCGCTCTGGAGCAGATGCGGGGCGTTCTTGGCGAGCTGGAGGAGCGACCGCAGCTCCGGGTGCTCGGCCATGAGGTCGCGGAGCGCGTTGGCGGCCTGCTGCTTATGGAACTGCTCCTCGGGCGTCCCGGCGGGGGCTTGCGCCTTGGATTCGAGCGACTGGAACCGCCGGCTCATCTCTTCGATGCGCCGCTCGGCGGCGAGTGCCCGCTCCTCGGCGGAACGGCTGCGCTGCAACATCTGCTGCCAGCGGGGATGCTGGTGGAACGGAACTTCGGGAACCGGCGCCTGACCCTGATCGGTGTTTTGCGTCCCCGCGGACGTGTCGGTCTGGCCGGTGGGTGCGGTGGGCGATTCCGCGACGGCTGCGCCCTGATCGCCTGAGTCCATGTGACCCTTGCGCCACGCGCTCGCCGCGGCTGTCTCACAAACGACGAAGGCGCCCGGAGACGAATCCCCGGACGCCCTCGCGCGTCTGTTGGTGGCCCCTCGGAGCGAGGTCCGAGAGCTTTCGGCGGCTGGCCGGCCGCACCCCGATCAAGTTCTAAAAGAGCGGTGTGCTACGCCCCTAGAGTTCCCGCACTTCTTACATCGGTGTCAATCAGAAAATGCCGGATTTCGGCATGTGCCCGGATGATTCGGGCTACTGCGACGTCATCGCCTGCTGGCTTTCGAGTTCCGAAAAATCGCCTTCCATCCGCGCCGGAGACGACGAGGTATTCAGCGTCTGCGACATGGCGGGCGGCTGCTGGAGGAACCCCGCCTGCGGGTTCACGCCTTTTTGCAGCGACTGGATACTCTGCATCTGGGCGATGCGGAGTTGGTCGTGGAACGCCTTGTGCGCCTCGAACACGACCTGCACCAGTTCCGGCCACTTGCTGACCTTCTCCGACTTGAGGCACTGGCCGTGTTCGCGCGAATGGACGCTGTGATCGTCCACCGCACCGCGGACTCTCGGGACCTTGATCCCCTTCGACTCGAGCGCCGCCAGCAGCATCGGGTAGTCCATCTCGCGGGCCGCCGCAATGTCGTCCGCCGTCGCCAGCCCGATCCGGGGATCGGTCGCCAGCGCCTCGAACGCCTCGTTTTCCATGATGGCGTTCTTCGTGTCGCGCGCCATCGACGGCTTCATGTACGACTTGCCGTACCGCTTCAGGATCTCGTCGTTCGTGTCCGGGTCCTGCGGGTTCAGGACACCAAGCGCAATCAGTTGCTCGATCTCCGCGCGTTCGACCATCGTGGAGTGGGGCATGGCGGAGCCCGCTTCGGGAATGACGTCCACCCGTCCTGCGAGGTCCGCGCCGAGGAACTTCTGGACTTCCCACTCGCCGTCCCGGCCTTTGATACGGAGCAACCGTTCCTCGGTCGCGAACTCGCGGAAGATTTCGATAGCCTGACTGGCCCACTCAGCCCACGACGCTTCCCACAGGATGAACTGCGTGGCGAAGCGCGACATGCCGCGTTCTTGGAGAATCTGGAGCGCGATGCCGGCGCTGACGCCCTCCGGGCGAGAGCCCTTGATGACGTCGTACGTCGCGGCCAACTGCTCAAACTCTTTGTCGATCATGTTGATGCGCTGGATGAACGACAGCGGAATCCCCTGCCCTTGCACGCGCTCCGGCTTGGCGGCGGGCGTGCCCGTCGCGTTGTAGCGGATGATCGAACCCGGCTCCCCGGAGAAGTTCGTGACGTTCGCGCCGTTGGGAACCATCCAGACCGGCGAGCCGACGCGCATCCCGCACGACTCCAGAATCGACTCCCACTTGTTGCGCTGCGTCTGCTTCGGGGCCAGATCGTTGGCGACGGTCTTCGGGAACGCGCTGCCAGGGACGAGCTTCTGCGGGAAGAACGTGAACGGCAGGAAGGGCTGGCGGCCTCCGTCCTGACGCTTCCGGGCATACGGCAGGGGGCCCGCATAGACGACGAGCGACCGGGAGACGACGATGGCGAGCAGCCCTTCGGGGTACGTCGCATCGGGAAGCTGCCAGTACCATTGTTCGGTGACGCGGTTCTGGAGCGGGCCTTGCGCCTGCCGCATCATCCGGGCCGTGGTGTTGGAATCCAGTTCCGGCCCCATCGTCGTCAACTGGCCGGCGTACCACTCGGAGATACTGCCTGACCCCACAACATCGGTCGTGATCCGGTCGGCGTAGTCCTTCCAGCGAGATTCCGCTTCGTCCTTGCCGACCGTCTTTTCCCGGATCACCGCGCGCTGCTTCGACCAATCGGTGATCGACGGATCGAAGAACAGCTCAAACAGCGATACGACGTCGGCGTACATCTTTCCGACGGGCACCGTCTCCGTCTTCGCGATGACGGGGGCGCCGCACACCTCGCACGGCAGCGCCATCGGCACCTCGGGGTCCGCGTTCGGCGCGGGCGCTCTGAGGACGCCGCACTGCGGGCCAGAGCACTGTTCCACCTGAAGATCCCGCGTGCCGTGAACGGGGTCGGGGTCGTAGCCGGTTTCGATCCACGCCCCGCCCGCCATGCCCACCCACGCGGCGAGCATCTGGCGGTTCACCCGGATGTTCGTCTCCGACTCGATGACCTGAATGGCGCGCGTCGCCACGTCGGCCGCCGCCCGGTCTTCCGGTTCTTCCGGGTTGCCCGGCGCGAAGTTCAGGCGGGGCTCGATGCGGGCGAAGACGCTGGTAACAGCGTCCATCGACGCCGCGAAGATGTTGGTGACGGGGGTCGGGGTGCCCGGCTTCAGGATCGACGGGCGGAAGCGGCCGAGGGCGCCGTCGTACCTGATCCACTGCTGTCCTTGAGCGAACAGCAGGTTTCGATAGGCAGCGCGGACGTGCTGGTCGCGACCCTTCTCGAAGTCCGTCTTCTTGCGCTTGACCAGCGCAAGAATCGCTTCGTGGTCCGCGTACGGGTCGGCGGCTTTCGGCTCAGTCTCGGTCGGGTCGGCCATCGTCACGTTCCTCGTGACGACGCGCCGCTATCTCCTCGCGTCGGAGTCTATGTACTGTTCCGCACCGGTCGCAAATGCCCATGTTGACGGCTGGCGGTGGGTAAGGTCGGACGTGGTGCCCGAACAGCCTGCCAAGCCATCCCGTTCTGTGCTTCATGTCGTTACTCTATCGCGTTCCCACTGCTCGGTGATGGCCTTCGCGCCCTCGTCGTCGTATCCGAGCTGATCACGAAGGTGCGCGGAGAGCCATTCGCCCCAGCGATCCGAGAACCACTGGCTGTAACGCTCGTGCGGGCGTTCGTGGCCGATGCAGCCCCCCACGTCGAAGGGCTCGCCGGAAGACGTCAGTCCGTCCGGTGGCTGATCGCCGAGTTCCGGGGCGCAGCCCCGACAGTAGCCAATCGGCTGCGTCTGGCCGGTCGGCGTCCAGAAACTCGCGTAGATCGTCTGCGGGTCGGGCCAGAGGAGCACCACCGTCCCGGCGGGGACGCCGTTCTGCTCCTTTTGCTGGATGGCGACGCGCCAGATCAGCTTGGAGCACGCCGCGCACTGGCCGGGCTTCAGAGGCACTAGCCTTCCATCCGGCTCATCGCCTGCACCTTGGCCCGCTTCAACGGGGGCCGGGTGAAGTAGCAGGGCTGGCAGTCGCGAATGCGATGCATCCGACAGGGGGCACTCGTGCCACTCGTGTCCGCGTCTTCGACGCGCAGCAGGTTGCCGTCGCGATCCGTGATCGTGATGCGCCCGTTGCGGGTGGCCTCGGGGTTCGGCTTGACGGCCGGCGCCCAGAGGCTCAACGGTCCTTCCCGATGCACGCGGCGTGCGCCACGTCTCCGCTGGCCCAGAGTTCGTACGTCGTGCCGGGTTCCAGCGCGAGGCCGCACAGCGAGCAGATGGATGACCGCTGGAACGCGCGCATGACCGCCTCCCGCACGGTGACGGTCGAGACGCCGATCGTGTTGCTCGGCAGCTTGTGCGCCATCACTCCATGCTCCCGACGGACGAAAACTCCGTGTCCCGCATCAGGCGTTGCACCACGTCGTCGACCGGCGCCGGCGGGGCGGTGACGGTGAGCGTGCCCGGCGCTTCGTGTTTGGCGAGGACGAGGTTCGTCGCATCTTCGGCGCGACGACGCTCAATCAGGAGTTGCGACCGGAGCCACCGGACCTGTTCCTCCAGCGACGCCACGAGACGGCGATTGCTCCACCAGAGCATCACAGCACCTCCCCTGCGTCCCAGCCCGCGAGAATCGCCTTCGTCGCCAGTACCGCCGCCTCGTGATGCTCGGGCGCTTCGCGGAACGTCAACATCGTGCGCCAGCCTTCGCGGTTGGCGCCGACGCGGACGCCCCAGCGCAGACACGTCCGGCGAATCCGCACGAGGGCCGCCAGTTCGTCCTGCGGCGTGGTGAAGCGCACCGCCAAGCGGGTGCGCGCTTCGCGCGGGGTGGTCGTCGTGGTCATCCGCGTCTCCTCCATCACCACAGTTCGGACCACGGCCACCAGTACACGACCGGGTGGCGTTCAATCTTTGCGCCGATCATCGTCTCGATCCGCTGCGTTAGTTCGACGAACGTGCGCGGGCCGAGCGCGAATTGCGGGAATAGGTCGTCCACAGACGGCACGACGGACTCCGCCAGAGACGGCGGGAGTCCGCGGCGCGCGAGCATTTCGCGCACGTGCGGCACGTACACATCGTGGATGATCGGGCCTGCCGCCTCGCGAAGCGCCATCATTGCCATGCTCAGAATTCGCCCATGGCGCTGTTGGCATACATCTGCTGGTCCTGCTCCATCGCCTGCCGGCGGCGCGCGTGGTTCTGCTGGAACCACAGTTCCCCGTGGTCGAGCGGCGGCATGCCGGCCTGCTGGCGCTGGTTGATGATCGACTGCTCCATGCGGGCGCGTTCCGCGGTGTCCGGGTCGTCGTAGATCGACGCCGGCTCCTCGTCCACCGGGCGCAGACGCATCTGGATCGTGTCCACCACCGCGTCGAGCAGATCGTCGTGCGCGTTGTCCCGGTCGGGCCGCCAGCGTTCGGCTTCCTCCAGGAAATCCTCCAGCGCACGCACGTCGCGGAGAATCCGAATCTCGCCTTTCGCCCACCACGGCTCCAGCGCCCGGATACGCGTGTGCTTTTTGATCTGCGTATCGCGCGCCAGCTTCATTACCGGCAGGAAGTGCCCACGCTTCTCGCCTTCGATCACGAACAGCGAGCGGAAAATCTGCTGGAAGCCTTCCGTCTCGAATCCGATCGATTGGATGCCGGGCGTCCGCGCCCACGCGTCGTAAATCTGGTCGATCAGCTCGTGCTCGTGCCAGCGACCCCGGCGGAGATCCAGAATCCACATCAGCCCTTGCCGGTCGAAGCCCACCGTGGCGATTGCGGAGTAGTCGGCGTGGCCGCGCTTGCTGATCGCCGGGTCCACCGTCATGACCTTCCACATTTCCTCGATCGGCGGACACTCCGACCGGGGGACGATATGCGGCAGCATCTGCTCGCGCGGAAAGTACGCGGTGTCAGCCGGGAGCGGGTCGATCAGGTAGTTCGCCGCGAACTCACTGACGCCCTGCCCGCGAATATCGAGCAGTTCCGCCACCGTGAATTTCTCGGGATACCAGAGTTTCATCGGACCGTACGGTGTGTCTTCGCCGTTCGGGTCGGGATACCAGCACGGCCGGCGGAAAACGCCGAGTTTGCGGAGCCCGTCCTTCTCCTGCTGCAACAGCCACGAGTAGGCATCGTCGTAGTGCCACGTCGTGCCCACGTAGTCGATGGTGGACGTGCCCGGATCGAACAGGGGACGCACATCGAGCAGAAACTTCTTGGTCTTCTGCCGCGCTTCGCGCGTGTCGAAGTTCTGCTTGCCCACCATGTCGTCGAAGGTGCCGTGATCGTAGTGCCGCGACGTGATTTCGCCCGTCTCGCCGATCGTTTCGACCGTGGACTCTTTCGTCTTCCGCTTCCGCTTCACCGTGAGCTTAGATTTCGTCCACTCCTCGGCGTTCTTGGCAGGGTCCGATACGAGAATGTCGGGGAACAGCCAGAACATGATGGGGAGCTCCAGCCGGCCCTGAATCTCCTGCAAGAATCCTTCGGCGTTCTCCGACTTGTTCGACCCGATCAGGATGCGGACCTGCGGGTTGTTGAGAATCCGCTGGACGTTCCGCGCCACGGTGATGATCGTGGATTTGAGATGCCCGCGGCTGACGAGGTAGAGGTTTTCGCGGTGGGGCGTCGTCTGCATGAATTCGCAGAGCGGCTTGTGCAGCGTCTCGCTGATCCGGTTGAGGGATGGCGGGAGATCGGACGCGAGGATGTGCTTGACGAGCACGTAGGGGTCGGTCAGCGCGAGGTAGCGCATGCCCACGCGCGTCTTGTCGTTCGCCTGCGACTTCTTCGACGTGAGGGCGGTCACCCGAAAACCCCGAAGTCGTACATCTCGGCCGCCGCCTTCGCATCCGGTGCCCAGCGCGTCTCAGAACGTCCGCAGCGGACGCAGAACCACGAGGATAGGCAGCCGGTCACCGCGACGTACCGATGACGCCAGAGCCGGCAGCGCCACGACGTCACTTCTTCGGCTCGCCCTTCTTCACCCACACCCCGGCCTGAAGGTCCAGATCCCACACGTTCAGATCCACGTCGGCGGCTTTCGCCGCGTCGTACAGCGCCCGGTCGAGGGCCTGCGTCTTCCGCAGCACGTCGAGTTCCGCTTTGAGGGCGAGGGACTGGCGTTCGAGGTACAGGACGCGAATCCGCAGCGTCGTCACTTCGTCGGCGGGCTTCTTCTCTTCACTGGCCGCGTTCGCCACGAGGAAGGCCAGCAGGAATACCACCGCGAGCGTCAGCGAGCGCATCAGTAATCCTCCCCACAGGAGCAACAGAAGGCGTGATTGACGCGATAGCGCCAGAGGGCGACGCGATCTTGGAGGCGGCGCCGCCACGGACGCGGCGGGAGCGGCGTCAGATCCGAGAACACGAGGCGAGCAAGGTCAGACAGGTGCCGGTCGATGATGGCCTGCAAGTGCTCATCGAAGGCGGATCGGCGCTCCGGGGGCGGATCGACGCCGAGCGCCCACCACTCCGGCGCGTCCGGTCGCACGCGGGCTGTGCGGTTGTACTGGACACGGGCGCTGTAGGACTTCCACGGGATCGCCGGCCGGGAATTCATCAACGCGCCGCCTTCGATCAGATGGACCGACCGCTCGTCGTACGCCTCGTCCGTCACAGCCGTCCTCCATCGACGTCGTGCGTGCGATCGGCGATCTTCAGGAGCTTCGCCGTCACGTGGGACAGCTCATGGGCGACGATCCGCGCCTGCGCTTCGGTCATCCCTGTCCGCGAGGAGAGGTAGAGCACCGGCCGGGGGTTCAGCGTGTCCCGGAGGACGTCCGCGGCAGCGATGGCCGCGAAGCCTTCGGGGGCCTGATGAGCGCCCGGCATGAGGGCCAGCGCCTCGTCCGACACGTTCAGATTGACGATGGCGTGCGGGTAGACGATGGACACCGGCTCAGGCGGCGCCCACGGCCAGCGCCAGCCGATGTTACAGACCCTCCTGGGTGTTCAGGGGGCCGAGCACATTCAGACCGATGAAGCTCTCGATCGTCGTCTTCTGGCCTGCGGTCGCGTCCGCGCTGACCTGCGCGTCGTAGCCGGCCCCGTCCGAGGCGCGGATCCCGGCGCGGGCGATGATCTTCCACCCCGTCGCGGACGCGGCGTCGCGCACGAAGGCCACCGTGTTCACGTCCCCGAGGACGGCGGTGTAGTAGGTCCGGTTGACCACCTTGTCGGCATAGACGCCCGTGGCGAACGCCACGACCAATCCGAGCGCGATGAGGACACGCATGGTCACGCCGCCTTTCGCATGAAGGAGTCTTCCGGGAGCAGGAAGGACGTCGGGGCGGTGGCATCGATGTAATAGATGGTCGTCCTGACCCGCCCGGAGTCGTTGATCGGCGTCAGGTTCGGTGTGAACCGAAGGCTGACGGCCGAGGCGTAGATCGTCGGATTCGTCGTCCCCGGCGATGAATGTGTGGTCGTCGCCGCCGTGGAGAGATCATCCCCATAGCGATTGGTCGCCCCGGCCACGCCGATGTCGAAGGTCGTCGCCGTGGGGATGACCGTGGTCACGCGGACGGTGACGGCGATGACGAGGCTGTTGGCCGGAATCTGGATCGTGGTGTCGGTGGTGGCCGCCGCCGCGATCGTCGTCAGTTCCGTCAGCATCTTGACGTTCAGGGCCTTGCCATTCGCCTCGTCGGAGAATGCGAAGCTTCCGGCGGCCCCCGCCCGGGCCAGCGAAATGTCGGGCGCCGACAGGCCGTAATAGAGCTTTCCGGTCTGCGCGAGCTGGAACCCCGCCGTGCCGAACAAGGCCCGCTGGGCGCCGCTGACAGCGATGTTGAGCGTGGCGCCGTCGGTGTAGAGGCCCGTGGTCGGCGCGGACGTGAACGAGTACGGCGGGGCCCCCGCCGCCCCGTTTGGCGCCAGCAGCACCCCGCTGCCGAGCGTCACGTTCGTCCCGTCCGAGGTCAGCGGCGTGCAGTCCAGCACCGCCACGGACGTGGACGCCGTGCTCAGCCGCGGAATGGCGTTCGTCGTCGTACACGACTGCGTGGCAATCGGCCCCCCACCCCCGGACGGACTGATCCGCTGCGCGTCAGCCGAAGGCTGCCAGAGGAGCAGGAAGAACAGCAGGAACCCCAAGCGTCGCGTCATGATGTTTTCCTCGTTCGATGCTGAAGGCACTGGCAGTGCGGGCCGTGCGGGGTCACGACAGCAGGGCCATCTCCAGCCCCTCGTTCCGCTCGTCGGTTGGCTCGCCCAGCCACACGCTGGCCGGGTCGCACTCGGGCGGAAACTGCCTCCACGTGTCGGAGTACCGCCGCTGTTGATTCCACGCCGTCTCGGTTCGGGCGAGAAACACCTTTTCGGCCCAGTTCGCGACGTTGGCGGTCGGCATCGGGTAGATGTACAGCACGTCGGTTGGCTGCACGGCGCTGCTCTTGCCGATCGCGTGGTGCTCTGGATTGAAGGGCCGCTCGCCCTGCGCGGACTTGACGCCGATGTACAGCGTCGTCCACCGATCGTCTTCGATCTGCCGCGTCAGTTCGTACACGTACGGCCCCTGAAGTTGCCGCAGCTGCACGCCCGTGAGCTTGATCGTCTCGTCGCAGCGGCACAGCCCCATCGCCAGCGCGAACTGATCGTCCGGTGTCAGCACTCAGACCCCCTGTTGATTTGAAATACCCCCCACAAGCGCATTTCGTCCCGACGCGCTTCCCCCGCCCCGCGATTTCACCGCAAGCCCCGCAGGCGTTAGCCACACAGTCCCCGAATCATTCGGGCCTGACCACAGACCCCACTCAGCCCGAGATCGTGGCTCCCAGCGTCCCCCAGCGGCTCACAGAGCCTTTTTTCTCCCCTGCGCGCGTGCTGGAATTCCTTTCGGAGTGAGGGGCGAATGAACGCGAAGGGGGCCCGCGCCCCGGCCCCTGAGGAGACGTGACTCCGGTGGAGCCTCGATCGGTCCGGGCCCACGACCACGCCTGACAGAGAACCGCTCTTCTCTGTCATCGCCGCATTCCCGCAAACTTACAGCACGCCTCTCCCGCTCTCAGCCCCGCAAACACTACAGGTTGGGGTGTGTCAGGTGCGGTCAGAGCTGGCGCCACGACCCGAATCATTCGGGGTCACGCTGGGAGGCTGGCCCTTTTAGCGGCGCGCCTTCGAGGGCGTGAACCTCACTGAAACGCTCGTCAGGCGTCCCCTCAACATCAAGGCTGTCCCAGAACGCTCTCGCCAGCCAGCGGCACACTTCGGCATCGCATCCGCAGCCTCCGAAGTCATAGAACATCATCTGGCGCCCTGACGGGCGGTGTTGGCGGCGGCGCGGCCCTCAGCGACGATAAGACGCTCGCGCTTCTGCTCACGCGTCGCCCGGAAGCCACTGCGCGTGTTGCCAAGCGCCTTCTGATGCGGGTTACACATGCAGTCGGCCGCGGCGCGCTGCTTCGCTGGGCGCTTGCGCTTGTGGTTCACGCCGGCTCCGTGCGTGTCTCTGACGGGGCTGC